GGAGATACCCGTTGAAGGTACAATACTCATATTATCAATTCCAAGCGTTCCGTTATATATGTAAAATCTATTTGCAGAAATTGCACCTACTTGAAAATTACCTGCATTTAATCCATAACCATCACCAATTGATATACCTTGCGTGACAGAAATACTATTACCACCACTTGCACCTGTAACACTTAATGTTCCTGTAAAAGTTGCAACACCTGTTGAAGATATTGATAATCTATTTGTTGTATTTGTAGCAAAATTTAAAGTATTTGCAGCGCTTAAATACATTCCGTTTGTTGGTACAGTTGCACTATTTGGAATAAATGAATTTGCAGTTGCACTACCTATTACTGAAAAACCTGCTGGATTAAATATTCCAATTGTATTTCCACCAATAACAAAAGAAAAGGCACTTGCTATACCTGAATTATTAAAAGCAATATTACCCGTTTGAACATTTAAGTATAAATCTGTATCAACACCATTCCCAATAATAAAAGCAGTACCATTACTTTCTCTTCCTGTGATTGTCCCACTAAAATTTGCAGTTGTGCCACTTAATGCAGTTGTCAAACTAATTGCACCTGTTGAACGTGTAATTGTTAAAGGCGTGTCAATTAATGAACCTGCGTCTGAATAACGTCTTATAAAAAAGTTTGCACCTGCATTTGAACCTGATTCTGTTCCGCTAACTTCTAAATTTATTCTATTGCTATTGTCTGAACGGAATGATACACTTTTTGCAACAGAAACGTTTGCATCTAAGTTAGCAATCAAAGCACTTGCGCCACCGTCAATATGTATTTTTGTTGTTGGGTTTGCAATGCCAATACCAAATTCGCCTGTTTGAAGAACTGAAACTAATTCGCTTGTTGTCGCTTCGTTATAAATTCTAAATCTATGATCTGACTGAACGTTACCAACTGACCATTTGTTAGTTCCTGCGCTTGCAAAACCAATAAACGCGTTGTTTGTTGAAGTACCATTTACACGTGTAATAATGCCTGACCCAAAAGTATCAATTGCAGTTGTTGGTGCGTTTGTACCAATACCCAATCTGTTGTTTGTATCGTCCCAAAAGAAGTTTGCATTATCCTGTAATAAAGCGCCTGAAGCACCAATAAAACCAACTGAACCTGTTGTTAAAGCAGTCGTAATTGTAAGAGTTGCAACTGAACCAACTAAACTAATCGTTCCGTCAAATCCATTTGCGTCGTTAAATACCAATGAATTGATAATGTTAGGCGATAATTCAACATAAGAAGTTAAACTTGTGTCCCAACGGTATAAAACGTTTGTATCTAAAGCAATATAAATAGTGTCAGCAACACCAACCAAAGGAAATGAAGCAAGGTTTGGATATTCTTCAACAGTACCTGTAAATAAAGACGCCATTTGTGAAAGCGTAATTTTTTTACTTACTCCTGTTGCTGGATCTCCAATAATAGTTAGATCTGATAATGCTGGCGAAAGTTCAGTCGCTAACTGATTTATTTTTTTACTCTCCATTAGTAATTATAATTTGAAGGCACTTGGCACCTGTTGTTAATAAATGGTACTGTCAAAACAGCATCTAATTTTACTCCTGCTAATAGATCTGGATCGCTCTCTGTATAAAATGTGACAGGTAAGTTTCTACTTAAAGTCCATGTTACTAAACCATAATCTTCTGGGTATCTTAATTGAGCCACAATATCTCCACCAACTTGTGTCATATCTGACAAAACTTCTGTTTCATTATTTTCTTCCATAAGCATACGATCCATAAAATATAAACTAAAAGAATAAGCAATCTCTTTTTCTCCAAAGTTAGCACCAGTCAAAGTGTAAAACATAGCAGGATAAGTAACCTCTCCATTACTTAAACGCTCCCAAACGTCACCAAAATAAACAAAATTAATTTGTTCGTGGGCGTTTGCTATCTTCTTTAATTCGTCTACTATTTGGTTTAGCGTCATTATTTTTTGCTTTTTCTAAATAAACCTTAAGTTTAGTTTGATTTTTTATTGTTACTTGTTTGCTCATATTAGCAGCATCCTATATTACCTTGATAACGTTCTTCAAATGTTTTTCTACTTTCACCATCCCAACCATCACCACAACAACCATTATCACCTAACCACATTGAAACTGTATAACCTTCGTTGTCTGGTTTGATCGAATCAATACCTGATCCAAAGTTTAAATAGTTAGGATATAAAGCATTATTTTGTTTTAAATATTTAATAAGTCTTTGCTTATAAAACTCTGCTCTTGCTTTGTATCTATTTGCAACATCAATCATGTCTTGCATAGATGGAGATTCTTGATTCTCTCCTGTTTTTCTTATTAAACCTTTATTGTAAAATTGAAAACTTAATCCACTTGGCAATTCAGATAAAACGTAATAGATCAAACAATCCGCAATGTAATCATTCAATAAATCATTTTGCAACTGTGTGTAACTATTTGCTTCAACAGCATCTTGCAATTCATTATAAAGCGCAGATCCTAATGCTGGTAAGATAAACATATCTTGAGCAGTTTTGATCTCAGGTAAAACTAATTTTTCATCAACATTAGCGTGAAGACCTGTTCTGTCTTTTATATTCTGTACAGATATGAATAGTGTGTTTTTACTCATTTTATTTTCTTGTTACGATGTTAGATACCCATTGATGTCTACAACTTGGTTCATGCTCATTAGTTCCAGGTACTGTATACCAACCACCACCACGATCCCAAACTGAATAACCAAGTCTTGCACTTATTTGCTCTATTTCAGATCTTGAATACATTTTACCAGCTTGTAATAAAGCAACACAAAATGGACGACTTGTCTTTTTATCTGTGTTATTAAAACCAGCTTTCCATTCATATGAATAACGAATTAATAATTCTTTAGTTGTTGGTTTTATTTTAGCAACTATATCAGATAAAGGTGCAGTCAATATATGTTCAGCAATTACATTTTGATCTATTCCTTCTCCTATTGTATATTCTTTCACTTCTAAATATCCTAAATCAACTAAATCACTAATCACATTAGCAATTGTTTCTGGATTTGATTTTAAAACTTCAGCAATAACATCTGGAGTCACTCTTTTATCTTTAGAAATTAGATCTAAAACATTTGACTGTAATTGACTTACATCTGCAAACATTTGAAAATCCGTGTCATCAGAAAATCTTGTTTTTTGTTTCCAGACTTTAAAATCTTCTTTTGCTTCTCCAAATTGTTGAAATAAAGTAAAATCTTCACTAAATCGCATAGATTGTACAACAGCTACAGGTTCTTCAGGCGCTTGATATTTGCTCATATCAATTCCAGCTTTTTCAAGTAACCATTCTTTAGGTGCAATTTCTTTTAATAAGTTTTCAGTAAATTCAAATCCAATTGGCTCAGTAGGAATAATATTTAATTCTGGTTCTACAATTCCTCTATATTTAGCTAACATATTAAATACACTTTCAAGGTGCATTTGCTTACTGTTAACATAAGTATTTTTAAAAATCTCATATCCATCACGCATTTCAGATCTTGATCCTAACTTGCCTGGCTCAGCAATACCGAAAATAGACGGAGTCGTAATCTGGTGACCACTAAAGATGTTTGTTTGAATAAGTGAATCTACCCTTCCAAAATCTTCTTTAGTTATATCTGACGCGCCTAAATCATCAATGATTGGCTTTCTTTGACTGTCATTAACAAAAGCTAAAATAAATTTCTTACCATCTGATCCACTAAATCTTTTGCTAAATCTTTGCTCAATGTTTCTCTTCTCATCATCTGAAGGTTCTCCATTAGGTAAAGTTATAAGTTTACTTGCAGAAAAACCTGTTTGAGCATTACCTAAAACATGTTTAGAAATTTCAATATCTGATTCGATATAATTTAATGCACCAAAATAACCTGGTAAAGAATAAATACCCATATTTGGGCGGTATTCTTTTACATATAATATTTGAGAACCTGTTGGATTGTTAGGATTAAAAGCTGGATATACTTTAGGCTTTTCTTTATTGTCTCTCCAATCTTCTTTATGCCAAAATTGTGTATTGTCCTTATTTGTTCTTATGCATGTGTAATCCGTATGCCAGATCTCAGTTAATTGACCAGTTTTAGACCAAATAATTTCTAAATAATATCCACCAAATAATTCTGTATCTAATGATACTTTTCTTGTTAGATCATTAAGACTTTCCATTCTATTCACTTTCTGAATAAAAGTTTCTGATTGATCATTTCCTCTCCATCCATTTGCAGTAATATAGTGAACTTTACTTTTTACAATTGCATTATGTTTAGCTGATTTATTAAATAACTCAACTAAATAATTTGGGTAATCATTACGATCTCCATATAACATATAACCTTCGCCTTTCTTTTCTTTAAAGTCTGGTTGGCGTGCTTCTGCAAATGTTAATACGCGTAAATCCATTGGTTTAAAATCCATTATTGTCTAATTTTGTATGTGTCATCAGTAGAATATTGAGTATAAGAGAAAGCTTGACCTACTAATTCCATAATTCCAGTCTCTAATAGATTTAGACCTGTTGGATTAGTGTTTGTAGTACTTGCTTGCTCGTAAACCTCATAAACATATTGACCATTTAATGAAGATCCAAAATTTGTGTTAGTAACTATACTAAACTCATTATATCGATCTTTAAAGATGCTAACATCAGTTGCATTTAATTTTACAAACTTTATCTCTGTATTTGCACTTCTATTTGTAAAAACAAAAAGATAGTTTGGATTAGTCAATAACTGCTTTTCAGTTAATGTTAAAATGATATTCTGTGTTTGACCTTTAGTTAATCTGATCATATAACTAAATAGCAAAACATTGATTTGTTTACAATAAAAAACCCCTGATCAAATTAATGACCAGGGGCAAACCTTAAATCTATGAAAACCTAAATCATTAAGCTCCAGGAGTTTCTAAAGCTAAAGCAACAACAGAAGTTACACTTGGGGCTAACGCAGGCTCAGAACCTGTGAAAGTTAAAGTAAATCCACTTCTGTCACCTTGCGCAGTACCTGTAGAAGCTGCATTTGCAGTCATATCAATACCACGTGTTTTTCCTAAATACCAATAAATCCCGTTACTGTCTTTTGCAACTGCAACTAAAGAATTTTGTGCTAACAACAATAATTCATTTCTTGTGTTAGTCTGTAATTTGTTAAGGATAATCTGAAGTTCTTGTGCATAGAATACAGTTCCGTTTGCTACGGATGCATTCAAAGTTTGGTTAAACATTGATGTGTC